AATATTCATAAAAGTGATTAAACTTATAATATGCCGTACCACTAAGAATTAATTGGTTCTGTAAAATATCATTCACGAGATCCTTTTCACTGATATCTGCACCAAGATGTTTAAACACCTTAAGACTTTTTTCATGGTCCATTTGTCCGATTGGGTCTGAAGATACGGAAAGGAACGGAGAGATAACTTCTTCGAAGACCGTTTTATTCATCGACGCGAATTCGTCACTGATAAGGAAGTTAGCACGATATCCACGAATTTTACTACCATCATGGCCAACAGGTAAAGCCCAAACAATAGACTCACCAAGGCGAAAAGACCAAGCGTCTGCCCCGTGTACCGGTCCATTTTTACCACCTTTATAAATTGATCTTAGAGCTGCTGATCTATTCCAGACATTTTCAATATACTCAAAAACCAGTTTTGCTTGTCTGAAACCAGCACCAGTAACAACACCTTTTGTGCCGGGAATTGTAATCATTCTAATAATGGTATATAAAGCCAGCGTGCTTGTTTTAGCCATACCACGAGAACCGATTAACATCGGAAAACGGTGATTATACATCTCTCTAATGATCATACATTGAAATGGATATGAATCCATATTAAACAATAAACGAATCATTAAGTAGAAATAATCCGGGTGAGACATTAAATACGATACATACCTCGCAAAATCTTCCATACCCTCATCCGGTAAATTAAAGAGAGGATTATACAAGGAATCGTCATCGGCGAGAATGTTCCACCTAGCATCACCTTTAATCTTCTCTATAATTTCATTACTAGTCTTGTTATAGAGGAATGTTCCTTTTAGTTTACTTTTAACGTCTTTGGTTATTCTCATAATAGTTTTTTAATATACTGTAAGTTTCGTATTCGGCCATATCTCTATCTTCACAAAAGATAAACTCGACGCCGTATTCTTCTTCAATCTCTCTAATACTTTTAAGTAGAAAAGCAGGTTTAATCCTAACTCTGCGTTGGAATTTACGAGGGATTCCTGAATGCGTAGGAAAGCAATGAATATGAGAAAGTGGAAAAGCGCAGACAATATAAGCTTCATCAAAACTTCTCATCCTTTCTAATTCCTTATAGAATCTAACTTTAGCAGATCCTAAACAAATTGCTAATTCGGCGCTTGTAGCTTTACGGTCGATAGTTATCTTATCTTCGTATCCCTCAATAGAATAATCGCCGGTATCTAGTTTACGGGAAATAGTTCTATTGTGTATGCCGATAAAATCAAACGGCTTTTTTTCCCTAGTATCTACGATTAATTTAAACATTAATAAACCTATTAAATTGTTCTTTGGTGTTGTTTTTGCGACCGAAACGTTTATGAAATTTTAAATGACATAAACGACAAAGAGTAACACCATTATCAATATCAAATCTACGATCTACGCACCAGTGCCAACCATCAAGATGATGAGCATTTAAAGATCCACCTTGTTGAAAACATTTTTGACAAGTGTAATTGTCCCTATGATAAATAGCTTTCCGCCAATTTCTAAATTCATTAATATTTCTTTTCTGTAAACGTTCTTCATTAGATAGATCGGGATTCCATGATGGATTTTTTTCTTTACTCCATTTTTTCGAAGCTGCTTCAAGATTCCAACATCCGCAAGATTTAGATGTATTATTTAATAAATCACCAGCTCTTACGGATCTTTCCACACCACACTTACAGCGACAATTCCAGTAGATCATTCTGTTTCTACGTTTAGTTTGTATATTGATCACTGTCCAATAATGAAAAGTACGACCTGTTAAATCCTTGTGTTTCCTACTGGGATTACATCCGCACGAAGTAACATTACCTCTTTTTCTGGTCAAAGACCCCTGATATATAGATTTTTGTTTCCCACACGCGCACAAACAAATCCAATTATTTTTATTGTTAGGATCTTTTGATATAACAGTAAGTTTACCAAAGTTTTTATTTTCTAACTTCATGATATTTGATGTTTTATTTCTTGTTTGTAAATTGCTATTTGTTCTTTCAACGATTTTTTCTTAACAATTGAAATGTATTTATGAGTTACATTTTGCCAAGTTTTAAATCGTGTGACATTCGAAATAATAGTAGGACTATTTAACCCCATCTTTTCAGCAATTCTTACTTGTTTTAAATGATATTTATGATATAAAATGAAGATGGCGGACGCCATTGCTTCATCTAAAACTGTCGTGTCTCTATTTTGACCCTGTACTTCATTTGTACCCCACCGAATATTTCCGGGTCTGTAATCGCCGTCATTATCAATTCTATCAATAGAATATCCATTCGGCCGATCACCCAAGTGGGTTTCAACATATTGACGGAAAGTATCAAAATCCAACCAAGCTTTAAAAATCTTAATGCCCCGACCACCGTACCTCTCATATGATTTACTATTCTTATTCATGGTTCGATATTTCATTCCGCGCCATGTTTTGCGTAAATAATGTTCTTCATACTTTTGTTTAGTAACTTTATTAGGATCTAAATATTCGTATTCGGCGAAACTATTTGGGAGTTCTTGGTGCTTTCTTAATTCTTTCATTCGCTCTTCATGTGTAATTTTCCGCTGACGATAAAGGCGTGTATTACGGGCAACCTTAGCTTGAAATATAGGCTTGTAGTATGTTTCCTTATTTTTAATATCATCGTGACATTGTTTACACAAAGATATAAGATTACGGCGATTACGGCGAAGAGAAACGTGCTTTGAATACAATTGAATATGGTGAACCTCAAGCTTAACACCCTTCAGTCCACAAAGTTGGCATGTAAAGTTATCTCGGGCCAAAACCTTATTACGGGTCATAAGATAACGTTTATTATAACGCCGCTTATTGCTATTCAACTTCAATTCTTTAAGAGTTGAAGGTTTGTATAATTTACGCCTACGTCCGCGCCGTTTTTTCGCCATTAGTAAATTCCGTCAGCAAATCCCATATACACAGCTTCCTCAGCTGTCATATACCAATCTGTCTTTGTTTTAATTTTTTGATCTAAATAACTTTTAACTTTACTCAAAGATGAACTACGTTCTTTAAAATATTCTCCATTTATGCATCGTGCTGCATATATTTCAATCATTTTTTTATACATCAATTTATTTAATTCCGCCCAAGCTATACCACACTTAGCTTCTCCGTCAAAAGAAAAACTACCGGTATGTACTAGATAAAATGTATCCTTACATAAAAATCTTAAACCAGCAGCTTGCATAATAATTGTACCCATACTTCCTATTAGGCCAGAACCATAAATAGTAATTGGGGAATCACTATTGCGTATATCAGAATACATGCTCATGCCAAAACCCCAATCACCACCATCAACATTAATCAAATATATGTCAATAGGTTTAGAATTTTCTAAATTAAGCTCATATAAATCTTTAATAAAATTTGAAACGGTTTTATAATCAACCGAGCAACCGTCATTCTCCTCTTGGTGGAAGAATATAGTTCTGTTTAAAGTTTTTGTTTTCAAGGTCAATTGCTATGCCTCCAACAGTTATTGTATCGTCTATCATTACAGGAAATTTCCATATTAACCACTCTTTCATTTCAGAGTTGTTAGACTTTTCAAATGGTTTAAGCGGAACAAGCTCTTTAGTGATAATACTTATACATTTATTCGCAACCTCCAAATCATTTACGGCAAACAAATCCGCTACTACTTTTGGCCAGAGCTCAATATCCGTTTTATTTATATAAGATTGTTTAGAAATATGCCACTGTTCTTCATAAGCTTGATTAATAAACAACATACGTGAATATTCTTCACCCGCCTCTAAATTAGGTGGCTTTTTTAACCAAGTTGGAGTTGGAATATATTCACAAAATTTTTGTAGCGCCTTAATAGAATTAAATTGTGAATTTACCAAATGATTCAAATGTATTAATTTTTCACGTTCGGTTAGTAATAAAATATTTAAACCATTAATTTCTTTTTGTGATTCGAAAAGTTCTTTTTTTAAGTTTTCCACCTCACTACATAAAGTGGCAATTAATTTAGACTCCGATTCTAATAATAATTCAAATTTGTTAACTACGTTAACACCTTGTTTATTCTTAAAAGTTAACCATGCAGCCCAAGCAGAGCCCAAAGTACCAATGAGAATACCAATATTATTTTGATTTATACTAAAATCTAGCCAATCCATTCTTTCTATTTCACATGAATTTCTTTTGGGTTTCGATACATCAAAACATAATTATTACCAGAAGAGCAATCTTCTACCAAACCAACTAAGCGAGCTTGCTTAGATGATTGCAATTCTTGAATCATCTTGAGGCACAAGTCAATTGTCCCCTTAAATATATGCATATTGCTGTTCATTTTATTTCCCACTTCTTCGTACATCAGTTTGTACCATTTCTTGAACTAAATCATCAAAAGTATTTTCTTGAGTCCATCCTAAACTTTTTAACTTTTTAGAAGATCCTAATAAATACGGAACTTCACACGGACGGAAAAACTTTTCACTAACTCTAACATAATCCATATAATTTTTATTGACAAGCCCAAATGCTTGATTACAAAATTCTTTAATGGTATGTGTTTTTTCAGAACAAACAACAAAATCTTCAAATTTTTGTTTTTCTATCATTAAATCTACAGCGGTTAGACTGTCATTAACATGAGACCAGTCTCTCCTAGCATCAAGATTTCCTAAGAATAAAAAATTGTTTGTTAACCCAGCTTCTAATTTACCGATATAAGAAGTAATTTTACGGGTAACAAAATCCTCTGTTCTTAAAGATGATTCCATATTAAAAAAGATTGGTGTGATAATATGCATCCCATATGAACGCCTATATAAATCACATATATTGTGAGCATAAATTTTTGCAGCTGCATATGGAGAGTTAGCAGCTAAAGGTGTATTTTCATCTTGAAAAGCACCATTCGGCAGTTGTTTGTTGGCTAGCAAATCTAAATTGGAATGCTCAAGCTTACCTTCCTGATTTACAAAGGAAAAGTTAGAACCAAACATCTCGGAAGAACTGCAATGAACTATTATCGGCCGATACCAATCACCGACCTTGCGTACGCTTTCCAATAGATTGAGAACGGCGGCTCCTGTGTGCTGTAATGCTACATCGGGAGTTTTGAAAGATTCGCCGACATGAGAAGCGGCGGCCGTATTAAAAATTACAGTCGGTCGGTGATTATTGATAATATTAAACATAGAGGTAGCATCGGTGATATCACCCGATTCTAAAATCGGCGAAATTCCTAATTCCTTTAAACGCCACATATTAGATGAACGCCTATGTAAACCTACAACGGTATGTTTATTATCTAAATATCTTTTAGCTGCCAAAGCACCGACTTGACCTGTAACGCCGGTAATTAAAATTTTCATAATTTGCCTTCTTTCTTTAATTCTTCAACGATTTCTGAATTCAATACCGGCCGGTCTTCCATGCCATCAGGATACTTATATAATTCAGACAATCGTATATATTCTTCTTTCATACCCAGCCTATTCTTTTCCATCTTTAATCCTAATTCCCGGCGGTACGCCGGATTCTTTTGCATATATGCTAATTGATCAGCTAGGGACTCATTAGCCTTTGTCAACTCGCTTGCCCTTGCTTTACGAGTAGAATTCATCTTATCTAAGAGATCTTGTTTAATTTTGAAAAAAGTATTTTGATTAGCACGAATAGTTTTTAATTCATCTTGAGCAGTTGCTTTCTCAATGTTAGCGCTATCAATCTTTTCCATCAATAAATCTTCTTGTTCGTCGAAATCATCATCGCGCGTTCCTTGTTTTAACTTAGATAAGGAAGCTTCAAGGGATTGTACCTCTTTGGTCATTTTCTCTATATCTTGCAGTAATACTAATTCGCGCGTCATAGCTCTGTCTAAAAGACAAGCGGCTTTGGCATAGTCTAAAATCTGCTGCTCTTCTGAGAAAGTAACATCTGATCCAAATTGCCGCATCATTTGTTCATAAATATTAATGACGGCATCTATTTCGGCGGAACCCATTTGTTTTGCCAGAGGAGCAAATTGTGCCGATTCTTTAATCTTCGTTTCAATATTCTTTTCGTTAGAAACTTTATCTCGCGTAATTCCATTGCGTTGACAGTATCGTCGAACAGTATTAGGACTGCGGTTTAATTTAACTCCGACTTCTTCGTATGTATGATATGGAATCAATTTTTCTATTTGCCGTTTTTCCTCATCCGTCATTCGCCCCTTTTTAATTGACACTACACTTCCTCCGATTCAGCGATTACTCTCATAGCAGCTAGTACCTTTTGCCGTGAATGATGTGGAATAGAAACACCGTCTTTCATTCTTAAAAAATCTTCGCGTAAATTTGCCACTATTTTCTCATCTACAATATTTAAGAAATTCACATCGGCGAACAGTTTATGCTCATCCTCTACATCAATAGAAAGACTCCCGGCAGTCATCAGCCGTTTCTTGTTCTCAGCGCTTTGCTCATTGAAGTAACGATCTCTTTTCAATGTTATCAGTCTATTGCGTACAAAGTGATAAAAGAATTGTTCCGGAGTGGATTTCGCCGAATCATATTTTCGTGCTGCTTCCAATATAAGAAAGTATACTTCTTGCTCAATATCATCACTATCGTAAATATCAAATGTAAAGGTATGCTTAAGTTGTTCAGCTACGTACTGTGTTAGACGTAATAGCTCGTTCTCGTTCATCATCACTTCTTTCATCTTCTCTTTGTAAGTCCGAAGCTACGCTTCGCTCTAGTTCTGGGGTTTCTTGTATAACCAGTTCAACGTTACCATAAATAATTTTTGCGGACATTTTTAATATTCTCCTGAAAATTTGCGTAATTATTTGTAGTCGGCAGATGTCCGAATCGCCGTACACTTATTATTACCCGAAATTTTTAAAATATTTACGATTTTCTTACTTTCGGTAAATTTTTATAAAATAATTAGGAGAAAAGATGAATTTACAAGCATTTGGTGCAGATAAGGCTATAGAGGACTGGCTCGAAGATTCTCGAATTCACCCTGAACTCACGAGAGATATACTTGTGAAGCGTGCAAAACGTGGATGGCTTGGTGAAAGAGCTTTGACTACACCAGTAATTAAAGGCGCGCGGGCTTCAGATTCGAAGGTCCGCGCGAAAGCACGGGCCGAGAAGGCAGAGTATCGCTATTCTATGTTCTGTAAGGCCCAGAAAGTCCGGCGTTCTGCTGCTAGAGGCAGTGAAGTATCTGACTTAATGGCGCGTTACAACATATCAAAGTCACAGGCTGAGAAGATTATGTCTAAGAATGAGTGGTACAACGTTCATTGGGACGGTAATTCTCCGGGATATGATCTCGATAGCAATGGGGAGGGGGAAGCGACCGATGCAGATGCGTAAAATACCTAGATTTCCGAAGAAAGAGTTGAAAAAGGATCTCAAAGTTACTTCTTATATTGGAAAAGATGGATATAAAGAGTCCAAAGTCATCAAGGCTGGAAGTTGGGGCTGTGGCGACATTGTGTATGTACATAATGAAACATCATCAGTTGTTTTTAGGACTTTGGACCAAAACGAGTAAAAATTTAAAGGATGTTGAACAATGATAGGGCTGTGTCATCATAAGGTGACATGGCCTTTTTTGTTGGGGCTGCCCGCAGATGTCCGCGGATGTTGTGGGGAAAGTGCTGAAGTTCGTGTGTTGAGGCCCCGGCGATTCCAGCCCTCCCCGCAAAACCATTTTTGAGAATGAAAAACCCCGACCTAAGCCGTTACGTCCCAACGACTTACGACACAAACGAGAAAATAAAACTAAAGCCTTGCGATTGTTTCTGCCGATGTTATAATTAGTGCTCAGTGCTGTGACGGTCACAGCGGACAACACTTTCCCAAAAGGGAACAACATCATGGCTGTGCGATACATCACAGAGGAAAACGGTATCACGCCACAATTTGGTTTGTATCACCGAAAGACGGATCAGTCCAAAGTGTGGCATTTTATCAATATTCGATGTGCTGGTCAGAAGTTTTGGTTTGCGAAGCATGCCTTTACAGCACATAGACGACGATGGACAAACCGCAAGGGCGAAAGAGTCTGGCAGGTTGTAATCGACAACCATCTTCAAACGTGGGACGGGGATTCTGCCCACGTAATCATTTGGCCACGGGAGTTGAAAGATGCGTGAATTGTTTGAGTTGCCGATTCTGATCGGAGTGTCAGTTGTGCTGGCGTTTGTCATGCCGATTTGGGGACTGGTGTTGCTGTCAGAATGGACAGTGACCAAGATTGAAGAAGTTATCGACTACCTCGCGTGAGGCGGTTTCACACCACCCGCGGGGAAACCCGCGGGTCACTTTTAGGGGTTTGATATGCTTGTTTCTATTGTGGACGACCGAAGTGAAATTCAGCTTGCCGCTACTTTACGCCGTGCCGGATATGCTTCCGTACTGGATTCGGATGTCTGGGAACTGCAATTCCCTGACGGGATCAATCGGAATGTGATCGGGTTTCACGTTGTTGATTGTGACGCGTTTATCACGGCGTTTCAGTCAGCATTGCCACACACAATGCAATGCGGCGTTGACCGCACAACGGGTGGTGCCCGCATTCATGCTCGTTTCAATGCTGACACCGTAGCACGGACAGAAGTTGAATTGTAGGGTTGAGTCTGAATCAAGACCCGCGGGTTTTCCCGCGGGTCTTCTTCTTTGATAACTTGCGCGTGCGAGCGGACGACAAATGTCCGCGAGCGAATATATTCTTATCAATAGGAATGGTCTTCCCAAAATTGGGAGTAAAAAATTCTTATAAGGCTATGTTGACAACGGGAATTCACTCGTTACTATGGTATCAGTTCACAGCACTTCGTTGTGATTCGCTTAACTCTTGTTGAAAGGTTCCGCCATGCTCCCATCTTCTCGCGCTGTTAGCATTCCCGTGTTTGCTGAAATGATGGATTCGTTGGACATCAAGGTTCCGAATGGAGTCTACTGTGAAGACTTCGACTATCATGCTGTTATTCGTGACGGTCGTCTCGTTGGCGGCATGGTCATGGAATACTATCACAGCGGAGTTCGTGCTGTGTGGTTCGATACTACATCGTACTGGGTTGATGATGATCAACGCTGTTGTCTCCTGAGGGTTCTCATGAGGGAATACACAGGAACCGAGAGCATCAACTGGGTTGGAATCATGCTTGATATCGAAGATCGGAGACAGCATCCGATCATGAACGAGCTTATGCAATCTGCCTTGCGACATCGTGATTTGTGGGTGACTGGCAACAATGCATACTTTCGATTGTGGCCGAATCGTGATCATGCTGAGTTTCGTTGCTGTCGTCCCGTCATCCGCAAACTGAGTGTCAACTGATTCAGATCTCTGATCGGGGCCGGGGATGTTCCTCGGCCCCACGTTTTGTTCCCTGATTTACAAGGAAAGACAACATGAGCACCAAAGAACGGGTTTATCGGCCGGAGCTTTACGCCCGGTACAGTGTCGAGAATGCTGACGGAATTTATTTCGCCACTCAGGCTACATCCGAGCAGCATGCTCGGAACAAGTTTCGGGACGAACATCCCGAAGTGACGATCCTGAGGGTGCGGAAGCAGGATTGATCGCAACAACTGGGAGCATCGGAGATCGGCCGGTGCTCTTTCTTTTCTATTGGAGGGTGTTCAATGATTGCTTTAATTGTGTTCGATAATTATGACCGTCCGTGTTACGAAACACTCTTTGACGGTCCGTGGGGATTTGTCCCGTGGTGCTCTTTTGATCATCAACCCGGATCATTGTTTGACTATACTTGGCGGCTGTTTGATGACGGCCTTGAAAATGGTCCGGGCACAAAACGACTGAGACCGGCACGATTCTGGGATCCGCGGCATATGGATTTTGTGCCATTTCCCATAATCTGAGGCTTATTCAGTAAATCGAACCCCCGGAGATATCTCCGGGGTTCTTAGCTCAGTGTCACGTGATCGCGGGACAAATGTCCGCGATTTTCGAGATTCTTATAAATAGGAATGGTCCTCTCAATTTCGGGATTCTCAATATTGAGAAAGATATTCTCATTATTCGGATTCTCAATAGTGACAATTTAGATTCCTATAAATGAGAACAAGCTGTGATTTTGTCCATTGTACAAAAGTAAAATTTTATTGTTGACGATCCTAGAACAGTCGTTAGAATAGGGGCAGAACGCGGCAATCGACCGTGTCAAACACTTCTTTTTTCAGGAGTTCACACGATGAAACGCAAGGCAACGGAAAACAAACTCACAGAACGACAGGCGAGATTTTTGGACGTTTACTGCAAATTCGTTTTCGAGAACGGAAAGCCACCCGCGATGCGGACGATGGGAACATTTTTTCCCAACGATAAGACCGGTCGCCCGATGGCAGTCAATGGTGTTAAGGAAAAATTGAACGAAGTCACCGCGAAGGGATATCTTGAACTGAGAGATCAGGACAAGGCTGCGCCCTATGCAATCACCCACTTTTCACGCTGGGACAATCGTTTCGGGGTTTCGTCGGATGAAAACCGGCGAATTCTGGTTTTTCCCATTGACGGGAAAATCGTGGTCCAAATTGTGAAAAACGGTGAAATCGAAGAGCGTGAATTCACGCACGAACAGGCTCTGCTGACAGCGAAGCATGCTAGCGTTCAGTTGTGGATCGGCAACCCGTATAAGAATTTGGCAGAAATTGCAATTGAAAAATTGTAGAATCTGCCGATGGTTTTCTTGCGGCCGGGAATCGTATCCCGGCCGCTTTTTCTCTCTTTTAGGAATTTCCAAAATGAGTGTTGTTTTCTTTTTGTATCCTATTGATTCCGCCGATTCTTCGCAGCCGGTCCACCTGTTCGAAGTGGATCGGAAAATTGCCAAATTTATGGGTGTCGAATTCAGTACAGAGCACTGGTGCTGCAATTGGTACAATGTTATTGGTTTTCTCGTCGCTATGGGGTCTCCTCTCGAAAGTGAGAAAATGATTGAGAAAATCGAAGAATGGTATGAGCCAATTTCGGGGCTGGAAAAACTCGAAGACCGCGAAGCAGCAAAACAGGAAATGCTGAAAATTCTCAATTTTATGAGAGAAAACTGGCGTTCTTCCAGTTATCGGGAACCGTGGGCAAAAATGTGATTCTCAAAAATAAGAAAGGGTGGCAATCGGGCCACCCTTAAGGGGCCAGAGTGCTTAGTGCGCTCGCGGGACAAATGTCCGCGAGAGTGAACATTTGTACAGTGCAAAGATGTCCACCCTATTCTTGTACAGTGTCACTTTGTACATTGATAGTCTGTACAGTGTTCAATATTCCAGTAAAAATCTTTCCCGAATTGTGTGGATTTTGCCGGACAGCTTGCTACAATGGGTTTCCCGGCAGTCTGCCGGGCGGCTGGACATGTGTTCAGCCGACCGTTTCTCTCTTGTTTTGAGGAGTGTACAGATGAACAGTTTTCCAACCGGCGTTTCCATGACAGGCGTTACACGTGAACAAATGTCAATGCAGGCATTCCGCCAGCTTCCCACAATTCGTGCGGCAGAAGATACCGGAATTCCAGTGTACATCGGTTCAGTCTCCGATATGGCTGAACATCTGTCTATGGACAGCGAATGTCCAGCGTGGGTCGATGACGTTACCGATCATTGGTACTGTGCTGAACATATGCTCAATATGGACAACGCGTGGACAACTGACCAGCGTATGCTTCGGTTCACACTGTACAGGACACGCACCGGATTCATGGCACGACCGACAGTGTACAGATGTACAATGCCGCTTCGTGCTGCAAGGTGCTTGTTCGTGGCACTGTCCAATTGTTCACCTGAACCGAATCTCGACAACGGGATTCACTATACAGATGAACAGATCAAGATCCTGACCACTATACGTGCGATCAGTGATCCGTTTGTGGTCGATTTCTGCAATGCACAGAACCGGAAGCGGGGTGAACGCGTGTCCACCAAGCTGAATTCGATGCGAGAACGGACCACTGTACATCATTCCACTGACGGGACCGCGAATCATGGTCGGGGTGGAAAGATGTTCAATCCGGATCGGCAGAGAGATGGACGCGTGTCCAATGGTCTACAACTTCCAGACCAAATCCTGAGTGAGGACGACATTGAAGACGCTTGCCAGCGAGCGTTTTTGATGAACAATTGTTCAACACTGTGCAGGTGGTTCGATCCGACTGACCGCGGAAAAGCCTATCTGGTCGCACGTACAGTTGAACGTGTGGACAACAAGGTTCACGTGGTCGATATGGAAACGGTCAGCCGACGTGCTGATCAAAAGAACACTGTACAGAATCGCAAGATGAAAGAGATTCGATTCCGTTGTCGAGAAACTGGACACGAGTTCAGTATTCGGTCACAGTCCGAATCCTATGTACGGAAGTTCAGTGAGATGACTTCGCTCGAAGGCCCGCTTGAACATCCGATCAGTTATGAAGAATCGACGGGAATCTTCGGGACATTTGTCCAGCAGAAACCGACGTGGATTCAAATTGGACAATCGTCCAGACCACAGGAAGTAGTGTACACCCGTGCACTGCGAAACCTGAAGTTCATCGGTGTAACTTTGTACACTATGCTGAATCGTCAGTCTCGTGAGAAGCACGTGGACCTGTACATGAATACAGTCCGCCGAACTCACGACGAATACGGCAAGCTGAACAAGTTTCCACTTCATGAGATGATGATGGACGATTCGCTGAACTGGACAGATAACCAGTTGGCTCTTTTGCAGAGTCAGATCGAACACGCTGATCATCTGTCCAGCATGTTTCCGAATGTCGATCAGCGAAACCGACGCGTGGCACTGTACAATTGTCTACGAAAGAACGGCGACGCCGATCTCGGAATTGCCGCTGATCATAAGTTCAGGCGGATCAAGCGTTCAGCATACTTCGCTCGCCTGAAGGACCTGTACAAGAGTCTAGAGAAGAAAATGGAGGACCACGTCTGCATGGACGAATGTACAATGTTCCAATACACTGGACAGGTGCCCAGTCATCGGCGGCATGGTGGTTTGAACCATCGCAGAGACAGTTGACATCTGTACAGCAACCCTCCCCTGTACGCTTGTACAGGGGAGCGGTTTGTTTGACTGAACATTTGTTCTCCTGATCGTTTGTACACTGTACAGGCGGTCGCGGGACAAATGTCCGCGACAGATGAACATTTGTACACTTAACACTTGTCGACCCCACCTCTGTACACCTCACATCTGTATACTCTACACTTGTACACCTTACGCTTGTACACTGTACACCTTTCAAGTGTCCGCACAACGTTTGTACAGTGTTCAAAATTACAGCGTCAAATCCTGCCAGAAAAACCGGACAACATACCATCTATAGGTTGTAGGGTGGCGACAGAGACAACGACAAACAACGACACAAACAACGAAACGGGGGAAACGGTGAGAAAACGGTTGAAAATCCCGCGAAAAGCGGAAAACCGGCGGTTCACAATCGTTGAACCCAACGGCAAAAGTCACGAAAAGTGTGCGATTGCTGACCTGTTTCGTGAGAACGGTCGTTTGTGTGTCCGGTTCGCGGCGTGGAATGGCACGGTCATTCCAAAAGTGTTCTTCGGTGACGAAGTAGCACAACTTTTTGTCGATTCTATTAAGGATCGCAAAAAAATTGAAGTTTTCACGGGAATCTCGTGGAAACAGAAGCGGCGGAAAGTCAGGAGTGATCGTGTGATTACCGAAGACATTCTGTCTGGATTTTTGTTCGGCGAATCGTAGTAGTCGGACAGTTTTGTTCACCTCATTTTGAGGAGATTTTCTCATGGCTGTGTCGAAACAGACTGAGGAATGGTTCGCAGCAGCTTTGGAAAATTCCATTGCTGCAATGCGTAAGGTTCGTGGTGTGAAAGACTACGAAGGGAAGGATGATACAATTTTCATGGCATATGTGCTCCAGCACTTTGCCGGATATTGTCTCGTCAACGAAGAGACGCAGATGAATACTGCGTGCCGAATGATCGGCTGGGACGCAAAGGTGGAAGATCCCAAACTCGGCAAGAGTCCACGCAATTTCTTTCGGGAACAGTGGACTAAGGCAGTGGAATTCGCTCGTGCTTCGCTGTATGACAAGGTTTGTCGGAAGTATTTCGGCGGCATTGTCGATGCTCGCGGTGCCGGAATCGTCAATCAGGCGGTTCGGAACGCGATGGAAAAGAAGATGGATACCGTCAAGTTCAAGGACGAAGACGGTGATGATACGGTGGATCATCCCATCAAGGCTTTGGAAAAGATCGGTTTTCGGAATCTCACCGAAGAACTGTACGCGGAAGCTGCGGAAGATTACCGTCAGCAGTTGAAGGCGTATACTACGCTGCGGAGCAAACGTGCTCCGAATCTGACTGGCGATGTGCTTGGCGGTTTCTTCCAGTAGTCAGGCGTCGGCTGAACAATTCCGCCCGGTATTCACCGGGCGGGATTTACATGAAAAGAGAACAATCGGCGGACATTCGCAAGCTGTGTTTCTTAGGAGTGTTTCATGTTGGATAGTCATTTGAATAGAGATTGGTTCGTCACAGTTGTTAATGCTAATGGTAGTGCAACATTGTGGGGTCCGTTCAATAATTCAACTGACGCTCAAGAGGTTGTTGACAGAGAATCGGCGGCTGGATCGGCAGAATTACACTCGATTCAGCGACCGATGCAATTAGGTGCAGCAAACAAACTGTGCTTGAATTGCGAAGTCACTTGCGACAATCCGAATTGCAGTCATCATTTTGAGACTGGCATTCCGGTTGCATAACATTGGCGGATAGCCGATAAGTGATCCCTGTTTGGATCAGTGGTAAGGCATAAGGTGCATTTTGTTGGTTGATGCTGATAGTCTTGCACCTTGGGATTTCGCCGATAAAAGCTATTGCGGCAATACTGCAAGAATTTTTGTTCGGCGATTTTGGAAAGAACCGAGTTGAGGGTTCGATTCCCTACTCAGTCAGTATTCTAGAGGACTTCTCAGATTGATATCAGTTTGAGAATGTTCCGACTATACTAGAATCGGCTATAATGGCTCATTTGGTAATGGCTCGGTTCGATTTTGTTTGTCGGCGATTTGCCGACTTTTGTGCTGTGTCAATATTCGGCCGAGTATTGATTAGACAGTATCACGGCGAAGTAATTCGGGAATCCTCAAAAGCCTACGGGTGAGTCCAGCGATATCCAACATTCCCGCGTTCTGATTGATTGGGATCAGTCGCCGTTTCTATCGGCAAGATAGCCGAAATCCTACAATAGCCACTCGGAATCTAAAAATATATATGGGTTCAGTGGACACTAACTTCTGGATTTCCGCCGTCTGTTCTTTCTCCTGTAATTCAGGGGTAGTCCCGTTTATTCTACGGCAGTGGTTGGGACGAATTTTTCCCTGCCGTAATCAGCCTGTGGTGTAATTGGTAGCATTGCCCACCGTTTATTGGGTAGGTCTGGTTCGAATCCAGCATGGCTGACTCGTGTTAAATTTCACATTCGTTCAGTTTTGGAGAATCAAATGCAGTTGCATACTCTGGAAAGCATCATCCGGAAATCTGATACGGAACAGGAAGCTTGTGTTTTTCTGGAAGTTTTCGGTGAGAATCCGAGAGATGTGATCTTGAAGGTTTATCGGCGGAAGTCGGATGCTAACACAGAGCTGAATCGCATTGCGCAAATGCGTGAACGCTTCATCGAAGATGCTGATATTCAGGCGGACTTGTCTGCTGCTCAGGGAATGTTCGAATCCGAATACATCCGATCAGAAGAAATTCTGCGGTTCTTTCGTAAGACTGCCGAAAGTATTTCGAGGTGGGGAAGTCGGCCGATGTCGAAAGCTCGTTACCAACGACTGCGAAAGCAGATCGAAGAAATCTGAACGACGGGGCTTCTGCAAACAACAGAAGTCCGCAAAGCAAACGGGATAACGGATAGGGTAGGATTAAGAATTTTTACGTTCTAAGTCCGACCGTTGTGAGGCCAAGTGAGGCCAAGTACATTTTCGTGCAAAACTCCCGTGTTTTTGATTTTCAGTTGAGACCACCCCCGGGGAAATTTTGACTACCCTCTTGGGGAATTTTCTTGTCGAAATGACAAAATGTCAAAAAGCCCCGTGTTTTTGTGGCCGCACCTTTGTCGCCTTTTGACCAAATAAAATCGTGCAAAAGTGATTGAGTTTGAGGCAAAAGTTGCGAAAAAACGCCTGTTTTTGGGGGTTTTTTGGTGTGAGTGTGGAGTTTTTCACAGAACAAAGCAAAATCCACCCCTTAACACAACACTATACAGAGTGTGCTTAATGTCTTTCTTTTAGGAGTTTCTTGTTGTGTTTGATGAATGGATAGAGGGCTTTATTAGCTCTTATGAGTTCATTGATTTGAGCACTACAATTGCTTATGGTTGGTCTAGCTCAAAAGGTCGCTCACGGCATAAAACACGGGAATTTCTGAATGACCCTCTATCTTTTGCTGACTCTCAATGAGGCTGAAAATTGCAAAGTTTGGAGACCGTTTCAGGTCCCTCAGATTGTCGCAGAAGAGGTTTTAATTCAGCACGGTTGGAACCCTCAATCTGCCTACGAAGCCTGTCAGAACTTAAACTGGGACTTTATACGAGTCTCTGAAGAAGTACAGATAGGATTGTAGTTCGGCGGATATTCAACTGACACATTATCGGCGAATGTTGTGTCACCTGACTTACAAAGGGAGAACATTGTGTCAGCATACAAGCAAATAACAGATGCTGGACTGGAAAAGTTCGGTGGGACAATGATTCCGATCCAATTGTCTACGCTTGTGGATTTGATGGACGGCAAAATAACTCGGCAGGAAATGTGTGAGTTGATCATCAAATGGATCAAAGAAGAAGAGGCTAAGAAGGGGTATAGTCGTGCCAGAATGCATAAGGTGTGGAGTACCATTGAGTCTTGAATCGACTTGTGTCGATTGTCGGCGATTTCAATGCACATGTGGTGCAGAATTGTCACATCACACAAGTCATTGTCTTGTGTGCCATCGAGCGAATAAAGATTATTTGTCTCAGTCTGAGCGTGGTGCCATATTTGTGTCGGAATTTGACACGCATGTTTGTGTCGACACTTTGGATTTACCGGAGATGGACTTATGAAGGTTAACAGAACAGAAGACGAAATCATAATGGCACTGATGCTTCACAGAGATTCCACAAACATGTTTGTCAAGAATAACTTGAAGGATGTGATCAGCAAACTTGTGCAGGAATTCTGTGGGACTCATGAAGTTTCTCTGTCGGAACTGAAAGAGATTTATGAGTTTGATGGGAAGATTGCGGCCATTAAGTTGCACAGAAATAGAACCGGCAGTGGACTGAAGGTGTCGAAAGATCTGGTGGAAAAGATGGCAAAAGATCATGATTGGAAAAAGCCAGATTATTACAGAGGTTGAGGGTGATTATGCGTCGATACAAAGCGATTCCTGAACCAGCAAGTCATGTTTACTTCTGTGTCAAAGATACCATAACTGGCAAAATTACCGATTATGGATTGAGACGTGATCAGGCACAGAATATCGCCAATCAATACAACAAACGGGAAAAAGTCCATGCCAGAACGAGACACGATCACTACCCCAGTTAAGTCTGTTCCGATCGGTGCAAATTTCGAAATCAAGGATGATGATTCAGATCGTGTTTATGTTAAGATTCCAGAAATGATCTTGCATAATGATGATTCTGGATTTGTTGTCAATTGTTTGTGGACTGAAACATCGTATGATACTTACGTTGCACCAACACATATTGCTGATTTTTTGTTTCCAGATATGTTGGTGAACTGGTGGTTTCCAGAAAAGGGGATTGAAACAAATGATATTTAAGTTCATGGCAAAGCAGGGACAGCATAACGGCGTAGTTGCTGCATTGGAAATGCTGGAACTCTCACCAATTACAGAGAAGAAATGTAATGGTGTTTTGGTAACGGCGGATTTGCGGCACTCTGATTTGACCAAAAGTCAAGTCAATAAGTTTCTTCATAGTCTTTCTATTCCGGGTGCATTTAGTGGCCGGAAAAATCGAAAGATTATTAAGATTGACGGGAATTACGACACTACTAGTCTGGTTAAGAAAGGACTGTTCAAACGCGGATTCAAATTTACCGCAAGTATTCCTTGGGGTAATAGAAGAAGGCTTTATAAAGCAAGGGTGGGTAATGATCCATTTGGTTGTCCATGTTCATGTTGTCCACCGACTCTTGCAATTATTCTTCGGTAATCGAACGGATTCTTTAATACAACCAGATCCGCAATGATCCGCTGTCTTGTATAGGTGGGTAAATCGATTCTACGAAAATGCACAAAGAATCCTGTGCATCTGGTTGTGTTTTGCCGGAAAGATGAGAGGAACACATAACAGATTTCCATCTGTAGTTCGTAGGTTCGAATCCTACTTCCGGCTTTGTTTTGTGTCAGTAAAAAGGAACAACAGTATGAATGACGGCAATAAGGTGTGGAAATATGTGGACAACAGAGATGATTGCCGAATCATTTTTCAGTGTACGGCACTTTCAATGAGACATGCCGACAAAGAATTTATGAAGCATATGGGTTTTGATCCAATGTCTAAAGATTTTATCGGAATCCGTGTAGCTTAATGCTACTTTCCTTTGTCCGCAAAGCAACAACCGGAGAACGACATGGCTGGCATTAGCATTACAAAGAGGTAACCGTGAAGAAAAGTCTTGATGAGATTTACGCTGGGATCGCAAAAGCCATTGTGGCTTACAGCGATAAGCCAGATGACATAGTGAATAATTTGGGCATTGTCCAAATTTATCCTCTTTATGGTAGAACAATCATTGTCACTCGTCGGCCCGGTGTTTTGATCGGCAAAAAGGGCAGATTGATCGACAAAATTTCTGAGCAAATCGGAAAAGTTGAAGTTATTGAGGAGGATTCAGCAACACATGAAGAGCATATTGCTCACTCAGCTGATTCAATTCAATCAGCAGATCAGCAATTCCTTGAAGTCACAGGCAAAGATCCAGCAAAGTGCTCAAACATTGGAACATACAGGAATCGTCAATTTAGCGATCGACAAATCATAGCAGAAACAAAAGACGGCAAGCCTTGGATATGGCAGGAGTGAGCTTTAATGTTTACAACTTGTGCACGTACTGCGTGTAAGATTCCTTTAACAAGAGGTTATTGGAACATTAAGAACAACGGCGATGAAAATGGGCGTAATTACTGTCCTAAATGTGGCAGGAAAATTGTGTCTTATTCCAAATTGGAATACATGTGTGTAACTGACAGATCTCCTGTTGTTTTCAATAAAAGGGCAGAAAATGAGCAAAGAAAGTATTCTTTTTGATTCAAGCAATCTGACTCTTGGATTGAAAGATGCATTGCATGTGCCAATTGTGGTTGTTCAGTGCGATGAATTGCTTCACGGTGGTGAGTGGGTTCGTTTTGTTGATGCAGAATCGAATAGGGTTATTAAATGTGACCAAGATGAAAGTCACGGATTCGTCAACCCGTATGATACGCCGTTTGACAACAAGCCATTCATTATGTTTTTGAATCCCGATATGACTGGTCCAGTACGTCATGAATTTGACATCAAACACAAGGAACGGGAAACTTTAGAAGAGGAATTAGAGCGACAACGGGAAGAAGATCCAAACTGTGCTGAGTGTTGGCAAATTGAAAACGGTAAAATCATTCGATGGTAGAAACTTGGGATCGTAGCTCAATTGGTAGAGCTCCCGGCTTTTAACCGGGAGGTTGCAGGTTCAAGTCCTGCCGGTCCTATTTTGGAGAATTTCAATGCTGACAATCAAGTATTACAGAACTGATGGTGAAATGTCAACTATAAAAGTTGATTCAGATCAATGTTCTGAGGCTCTCGAAGTATTGATTCGAATAAAGAGGCCGTACCTCTTTAGTACAAATTTCGAAATTTACGTTAACCCCACAATGACTTCTATTGTGAGGAAGCATACAAGGCTTAATTCGGCAAAGGTCTGGGCTATCAATAGTAGAACGCTTTATGTCAAAGAGCAAAAAGAAAATGCTGGATACATTTATGTATCTTATGACACCGATGTCTGTAGTTTACATAAATGGTTGCCGAATGAAAATATGGCTATGATGTTTAGCCGTATTTATGGTAAAAGCTGGACAGAACAAAAACTCAGAATCAAAGTAAGTGGTGTTGAATTTAAGCCGTATTCTACGGTTCCACATGGCTCTCATATTCATTTTCAAACGATAGAGCCGTCTAAAGAAACTGTATCAATCAGGTTTAATGACGAAGGTTTCCGCGAATATAAGTGTCGATACAATGAAACCATTGCAACTTTGTTCTATGTTGCCTTTTGGGTAAATTGGGATAAAGAGTTTGTGGCTGATATCAATGGTATAATTAAACCATCAAACTCATATGTGCTTCCTTCCGACAGAGTTTCTGTTTTTTCCAACAAAGAAAGGATGATGAAGATTGTGACCTCATCATCTTCTACTATTAGTAAATCAAAGAAGACTGTCAATTGGTACGGTGAGAAGACTTTATCACAATACGTGATTAAGGCACACCGTAAAGGTACTTCTAAGCGGTTGATAATGATGCGTGTTGCTCAGATACTCCGCCGTTTCGGTAAAAACGATCATGCTGAAAAGTATGTGGATCAGGCTCTTGCTCGTTGTTCCAAGTAAGTTCTTGGGACATTTTCAGTGTTTTTGAAAGGTTTGTGTTATGAACTTTGATAAGAATGTGTTCTTGACTGCTTTGGAAAATCAGGTGACTGCAACGTCAACGGACGCAATCAACAAGGCAATTGAAGCACGGCGTGAGGAAGAAGCGAAAGCTGCTGCCGAACGGGTTGTTTCAGTTTTACGTGATGGTTCGGCTCGTGTTGAAACTTGTGTTTCTGAGTTGCGTCGAGTGCGTAGGCTGGAAGCCGAAGCTAAGAAGCAGCTTGGTAATGTTGGTTTGGCACATGCTTGGGCTAAGACCGTTGGCGAGGACGGTAATCTGATGAAACTTGTTCCATTGATTCAGATTGTTTCATATAATCCTCGTGAAGCTGTTGAGCAGTTGGGTCTGAATTGGGATGAGGTGAAGGATACGGAAGTTCCTAAGGACTTTGATCCTACTGCATAGTGATGTGACCGTTAAAGACGGGAACAGTTGGTATTTTGAACACTTGTGAAATGATGTAAAGATTATGTTGTTGTTCTGATGGACTATCAGCATCAGGATGTAAAGCATAATCACGCAGTGTGGTAGGTTAAGTAGCGGGTGTTTGAAATACTTGTCGTTTCGCCTCTAATGCCATCTTGTGATGGTACTGAAGCACAATAGTGCGAAGCAAGGCCCTATCCCGTGTAAGCCGGGATCATACTTTAATACAGTTTGGCAAACTGGAATAGTATGCGGCGCTTTATATTATTAGAGTTAGAACAGTTCCCAAGAATAAGCCACTTAGGGAACGGCCTAATGTGCGAAAAGAGACACACAGCTTAAGCTGTGGTTTATCCCTTTATTATATATTATCAATAATAAAAGGGATGATCACAGTGCATGCTTCGATCCAAAAGGCTAGGTGGGTCAATACGGTTCATAGATCCTTGTGACATTGAGCTAGACTTACTGAGGAACATTACCATAAAGTTTAAGGACCGCAAATCTGAGGATTTTATTGTAAGCTTCCGCAAGAAGTTATGATGTGAATGGAACAATAGCATCATAAGTTCCGACCTTTGTTCCAACCTCTTAGCGACCCCCACGAAGTTAAGAGTGTGTTCTTTAATCCCCGTTGGCCCTCCCGGTCAACGGGGATTTTTTTTGGTCTCGTCTTTCCTAATTTATAAGGGAAAATGATATGGTCGGCGAAATTGCAAAATCCATTTACCGATGGTACTTTGGAATGTTAATGATTCTCTTTTTGTTTTTGGTATGGAGCATTCTATGATTCCAGAACAGTTAATAAAAGATTTTGATGTATCTCTTAGAGACATGTCTGATGATATGGACGGCTCTGAGGATGTTGGGTTATCTGAAGCAAGAAGAGTTTTGGAAACTGGGCGAGCTGTGCTTGGGGCTCTGATGGTATTGGAGCAAGTAAATGTCGTTGAATTATATGAACGTTTTGCAGAAAGTTGTGCAGATGCAGGTATTTATCAAGCACGTAAATAGCAATTGTCCGCAACGCCGACCCACACATCACAATTGAGATGTTGATTGTCTTTTCTTCTATAAGTCAGTAAAAGGATCGAATCCCGATGAATGACGCACGCTTTTCAGTTATTTCTCATTCAAAGAATGGTCGTGTTCAGGTTGTTGAAAAATGGCCTACAGGTGGTAAAAAGAAAAATGGTGAACCAGAAATGATGTCACGTACACATCATTTGGAGGTGGTTCAGGCTAATATTGCGAAGAATAAGAACGGTTCTTTGTATGTTGATATTAAGACGGGTTGCAGAGTTAAGAAGATGGAAAGGAAAGAATTTGATGAGTGATCAAGCATCGGTGGTGTGGTGTTTCATAATTGTATGTTTTCTGTTTTGTTTTTTGATCGGTAGTTGTACATACAGCAGCATGCACACTACTGAGTTTAAAGAAAAAATGCTGAAGGCTGGGTATCAAGAGGTGAAATATACTCGGCCAACAGAATTTATTACAGACACACGGTGGGAAAAAGTTTTGGAAAATGAGACATCACACGACTGATCCGGCAAAACGTGCTGAGCATATTGCAGATCACGAAGAAATGTTGGAGGAGGAATATCGTGTTTTCCGTGGGATATTCCCGTACCATGATTGGCCTAAGTTTTGGCTAAAGGTTTATCATCAGGTTTGTAAAGAACTTGTATCACAATAAGGCGAGTGTCCTCGACGGTTTTGAGGGCCATCCTTATAAGGTGGTACACAAGGTTCGACTCCTTGACTCGCTATTTGCTTCGCAAAGGAAATTACGATGTTGTCAGAACAAAAAATCTACTTTGGGGGACCCACAGTTTTATCAAACCATAAACCAAGGCCGAAAAATGATAGTAAGACACGTAATCAAGAAGAACAATAGGTTTTGGGTACAGAAGGAAAAAAGGTGGACCACTTCACTGAGACTAGCAACTCTTTTTCCTTGCAAAAAATCTGCTGATAATGAAAAGGTTGGAGATTCGGAAGAGGTTTATGTCTCTGAGGATAGAGAGGGTTACGTTAGAACTAGAACCGTAATCAAATATCCTAAAGTGTATTGTGTTGCTATTAGGTGTGATGTTACTAACACCGAAAACCATAGTTATTTTTACGACCTTGACAAAGCCACTCAGTACGCTAAAAAACAAGCCGATCTATCTGTTCACAATAGGTTGAGTAAATTTGTTGAAATAGATGGTCACGGTGTTGATAATGTTCACATCTGGTTTGAGAATAAGTTTCACGATCAGATACTAGTGAAAGAAATAACGGTTGCTTAGTTTCGGTTCTAGGAAGGGGAAGATGAAGAAAATGGCTATGCAAAGCATCGATGTGCAATATTTAGTTAACGATGAGCTTCAAACAGAGGTTCTTAAAATAAGGGATAGTGACGAAAATCAAATTAAATTTAAAGATGGTTTGTTGATTATTCGTAATAACACAGCACAATCGCCATATAACATTTTCTTTCCATTGGATAAAGTTGTTCGGGTTAAAGTAACGAAAGAGGAATAATGTTGTGGATTTCTGATACATTTGTTACAATCCTATATATTTTCTTTATGTATGGTTGCATAAGGCATATGTGGGATATGTACCGTGGTCTTCCCATTGAAGAGTGTTATGGTTATGATCCTATTGATGATTGGCCACTTTGATGAAAGCGGTTGACGTACCAGTCGGAAAAGATTTTCAATTGGGTGACGGCCGTAGATATTGTCGTGTGCTGTTTGAAGATTCACCGACTGTAATTTACAGATGTGGTGTAAACATTGCCGCCCTTCTTGTAAAGAAAGTAGCTGAAAATTTCATTAAATATGGTGAAACTATTAAGCTTCAATTGAACACGGTGGATGGTACTTGCACGGTTGTTCCTATTAATAGGTGGTAGAATGTTTGAATCTCCTTTGTTTTGGTTTGTTATACTGATGATCATTGCGTTAGATTTTCAACGTAAGGCATCTAAAGCTCAAGAAACTCTTGAAGATATAAAGAATAAGAATGACTCCTGAACAACTTGGTCAATTTGTTATAGAGATTTATACGCAAGATCCACCAGATCATTTACGGCGTGGACAATGGGCGTATAATCTGTACCGTGCAAGGTATAAGAATATGCCTGATGTTACAAATATGAAGTGTGATCCTTTTTACAAGGATGAAAATCTTGGTTTATTTTTCGAATTTATTTCTAAGCATGTAACGTGCGAATAACGTTTGTCCGAACTGGGGCCTGACTGGTTTTGATTATTCGTGTAAATAGATATCTACAGGTGGGACTGTAACGTAGATAAATGCTCAAGCAAAAGACTACGGATATTCTAGTAGCGGGTAAGACTTCGGTTCGACTCCGAACAGGTCCAATTATGAGAACTTCAGCAGAACTTGAAATTGAAATACAGTTGATTTGGGATGAATTGCGTCGACTTGGTAATGCAATTGATATGCTTTCTTTAGAAGACATTGATGCTTTTTTCAGCAAAGGATTTAATGTAAATGAAGTGGAACAAAACAAAACCTCTGAATAATTATGTTGATGCACAAATGAAAGCTGCAGAATTGTCTGATAAGTTTCAGACTAAAATTAAACGTTGTGGACCAAGGGGTTCTCAGTTTACTGTTAAATTTCGGGAGATGAACAATGCCAATGACTGATGAAGAAGACGATTGGATTGAGGGTGAAGAAGATTGGGATGAAGAAGATAATTATTGGGACGAAGAAGACGAAGATTTTTATGACGATGAAGATGACTATTACGAAGACGAAGATGAGGATTGGTAATGATTTTACTATTAGATGATTTTCGTGGACTGACAAGGGTTCTCAATGAAGATATGCATAAACGTCTTAATCTTCGACCATTTACAGTAAAAGAACGTGAAATCATTGTGAACTCAGGAGTAAAAGATACCTTTTGGTTTAAATCATATGATCCAGCAATGGCATTTCTAAATGATTTGAATGCGGGTCTTGAGGAGTGGAATGTTTTACCAGATTTGTTTATCGTGGGTAATTCGAAGTTTCATATCCCAGAATCTGAATCGTGGGAAAGTTTTCTAGAAGTCGTTTGCAATAAAACACAAAGACGGTTTGAAGCTTTTATGTGTGCTACAAGTAATCTAGAACGAGGTCGTGCACAAAGGATTTATAATGCTTTCATTAGATCTCTTGGTAATTCCGGTAAATAAATTTGTCTTTACAAGTGCTGATATTGCAGCTATAATGGGTGTTGCACCCAGAACAGTTGCAAAATGGATTGATGCAAAGCGAATGAAGGGTTCTAGAAGGCACGGGACATTGATTCGTTTGGTTACTTTGCCTAATTTGTTGACCTTTTTGCGTACGCATAACTACAAATTTACACAAGAAGAAGTATAATGGATATTCCTTTGACCCTTCTCAAAATTGAGAATGAGCTAAAACAATCTGGTTATTCGGCAAGATTATTTATGGCTGGCGGTTGTGTAAGAGATATTTTGCTTGGTTATGAACCAAAGGATTGGGACGTTGAGGTCTATGGTGTTCATTCGGCAGATTTGATTGAGACTTTGTCAAAATATGGTAAAGTAAGTTCTCACGGCGAATCTTTCTTTGTACATAAGTTGACGAATGATGACGGCGAATTTGATTTTAGTTTGCCGAGAAGAGAAAAGAGCACTGGACCGTCACATAAAGATTTTAAAATAATCGCCGATAAAGACACCAGTACTAAAGAAGCTTGTCTTCGTAGAGATTTTACTATAAATTCTATGTTAATGAGTTTTGATGGCACTATTATTGATCATTACGGCGGTCAAAAAGATCTTAAAGATGGTATCTTGCATCCAACTTCTGTAAAGTTTTGTGAGGATCCATTGCGTGTTCTTCGTGCGGCACAATTTCTTGCACGATTTCAATTTGAACCATCTGCAGATTTGATAACATATTCTAAAATTCTGCATAGAGATTATTATACAATCTCAAAAGAGAGAATCTGGGGAGAGTGGAAAAAGATTGCAACTGCTATTCAGCCGAGTCGAGCATTGCAATTTTTGAATAATACTGGTTGGCTATCGTATACGCCTGCTCTTCAGCAAATGATTTTTACGCCGCAAGATCCCGAATATCACCCAGAAGGCGATGTCTTCACACACACGTGTCATGTTGTTGATATGATGTATGCGATTATTGCACAAAGAAATATTTTTAATACAGATTATAGTATTCAAATGTTTTTTGCGGCATTGTGTCATGATATTGGTAAGTACAAAACTACCAAATTTCATAAAGGCCATATTGCCTCACACAATCATGAAAAAATCGCCGATGACATTATTGATGATTTATTTAACCAAATTGGTGTTCCAGATATGTATGTTAGACCGGTTAAAGGTTTAACTAAGTATCATATGCTTGATAGCAATATGAAACTATCATCAAAAAATATTAAGAAATTAGCGTTCAAACTTAGTGAGTTTGGCATAAATATTTCAGAATTATTGATGCTTGTACGCTCTGATATGTTTGGTCGCGGTGATAAATTGCCAGATGATCAGCATGTTGCCTTCATTCATAATTTAGAAGAGACTGCGTCTAAGCTTAATGTGTTGTTTAGCAAAGAGCCTCGAAAAGTCAGTGGTTATGATTTAATTAAAGCTGGTGCTAAACCGGGACCAGAAATGGGTCAAGCTTTGGATCATGTATATCGTGTTCAATTGAGTAATTCTGATTTTGATAAAGAGAAGTTGATAAAAGATGGTATGGGTGTTTATAAATCTCTTATAATGACTCCGGAAGAAAAAATACTTAAGGTAGAAATTGGAAATATAAGAGATAAGTATAATAAAAATAACACCTTTAAGAAAACAGAAAAAAGAATGAAATCTGCTTTGAGGAATGGTAAAAAATTTATTACATTTTTCAGAGTAAATGAAGAATATGGATTTTTAAGTCAATGGTTTAGATGTAATTTTAAAATGATGCTTGGTGGAGAGGAATGTAAATTTACATCTGCTGAACAAGCTATGATGTTTATGAAAGCAAATTTGTTTGATGATCATCAAATTAAAGAAAGAATTTTAAAGACACACGATCCAAATGAAGTTAAAAAATTAGGAAGACAGGTAAAAAATTTCAATGAATATATGTGGAGTGTATCTAACAAAAAAATAGTTAATTCCATTAATATGTTGAAATTTAATCAGAATGAGGATCTTAAAGAAAGATTGCTAGCAACTAATGATACAGTATTGATTGAAGCTAGTCCTTATGATAAGATTTGGGGTGTTGGTTTATCTGCCGATGATCCTAGGATAGGTGACCCAGATAAGTGGTTGGGTAAAAATTTGCTTGGGCTTTGTCTGATGAAGGTTAGAGATAGAATTCTGTTTGAAAAAGAAATTCAGGAGATATCATGAATAAGTTTTTTACATGGATAAAAAGTTTCTTCAAATCAGATGAGTGTCAACATGATTTTTATCTTATCAAAACTATGTCTCTCTACGAAAT